CCCTAATTCTCCACCTGCTCCTCCACGATTAGTTTGTTGTGCCCAACCCCCAGTTAAGGTTGTTTCAGTTGTAGCACTAATTGTTTGTTCGGTCTTAAATATCCAATAATCTGCATTTGATAATCCACCAAGAGTAGCACTACCACCTAAAGCAACTGCCGAGCCATTTAATGTAATACTAGAGTTAGCAAGTTTAGAGTTTGCTATACTTCCAGCTAGTTTATCATTAGCGATACTACCAGCCAACATATCATTTGTCACAGAATTAGTTGAAGGATTTTGAGTTGCTACTGCTTTTCCTAAGTAAACTACCTCAACAATATCACTTGCAACTAAAGTTGCTCCAAGAGTTATTCGAGTAGAAGTTGTAAGGGTAAGATTTGTGCTATCTTGTTTTACAAAGTTTACCCATACAATAACATCAGCTAATGATGTTATGCTTTGATTTAAATCTATATAAGCAGTTGTTATGCCTGTATATCTTTCTTTGGCATTACTAATGAAACCACTTTTAGGAGCTGAACCTAAGTAAGGCATATTACGATACGTCTGTTAATAGTGATACAATTACGTCTGCCGTTCCACTATCCTTTTTTACTTTTACAGCACCACCACTAGGAATAACAATTTTACCCTGAACACATTCAAGTGAAGACCCAGTAGGAAGAGGTGCATTTTTAATTATGTATCTATCGTTAGATCCATCATTTAATACAGCATCTACATTTATAGAAGTTGCACCTGTATTAGAAATAAGTAAACCAATAATGATTTGTTTGTTTGATGTTGCTGAAACAACAGTAGTTAAGTTGTTATTTGCTAGTGTAGCATCTGCTTGTGAAAAATTATTTGCCATGAGTTTGTCTTACATTTCTCCTTATATTTGGTCGTCCCTAACCGAGTGCAATTGCCATCACTACACTATTGTCAGCAATGGTTGTTGATCCACCTAAACTAACGGCTGATCCGTTAATGGTTATTTGATTATTTGCCAATTGAGTATTTGGTATGATTGGTAATCTTGCTATATTTACTGTGCCTGATGTTATTGCAGTACCTGCAAAAGAAGCTAAAGAAAATGTTCCATAAGCAACAATATCTATAGTTGCACTTTGAGGTACAGTTGTTGCAAACACAACAGATGTACCAGAAGTAACAGTTACATCAACACCATTTACTTGTTTGACACCATTTAAATAAACATCAATAAAACCTGCATCATAAGCTAATGCAACTCCATTATCATCATTACCACTAAATGTAGTAGCTCCGTTTGGAGCAGGAGAAGTATATTTAAATCTAGCTGAAGTACCATTGACTGTCGATCCTGCGGCAGCCCAACCACCAGATTTATAAACTTTTAATTCATCTGCTGTCGTATCAAAATAAAGATCACCTGCATCCAAACTAGATGAGGGAGCAGAACTAGCTATTCTATATCTATCGGCAAAACTGTTTACACCAGTTACATTTGACGCTACTGTATTGACATTAGCTATAGCACCACCAACAGTATTAACATTAGCGATTGCTCCACCAACTGTATTTACGTTAGCAATTGATCCAGCTACTAAATCTATTTCAGAAGAAGATTCAGCTAAATCATCTGCTACTGCTTCTATTTCTGTTAATTTATTTTCTACTGCTGCAACGTCTGCAGATATTCCTGCAACTGCCGTTATATCACTAGATATACCAGCTAGAGTTGTTATGTTAGAATTTTGACCAGCTACAGTATTAATGTTGGATGCATTTGAATTGACGGCATTAATTGCTGTCTGTTCAGAAGATGTTGGTTTTATATCTTCCCATGCAGATCCATTGTAAACTTTTAATCCTGATGAAGTATTAAAATATAGGTCACCAGTATCCAGACCACTACTAGGATCTGAACCTGAAGCTCCATGATATTGACCTTGAAATGTTGATAATGAGCTTGCAGCTGATGTTGCTGAAGACGCTGCATTGGTAGCTTGAGTAGAAGCAGTAGAAGCTGAAGTCGCTGCATTAGTTGCAGACGTGCTAGCTTCAGACGCTTTAGTTGTTGCTGTTGAAGCGTGTCCAGACGCTGTCGTTGCGGAGCTGGCTGAATTTGTTGCTTGGGTAGCAGCTGAAGTTGCAGAGTTAGCTGCAGCTGTAGCTGAGTTAGCGGCAGCAGTCGCTGACGAAGCAGCGTTAGTTGCCTGTGTTGCAGCACCTGAAACATCTACAAGTTTGGTAGTATTTGATGATGAATCTACAGCAGCATCATTTGCGAATGTTGTTGTTGCAGTATTAGATGATAAACCTTGAACAATATATACATCTCCATTTGATCTAGTTACTAAATCAAAATTTTTATATGTTGTTGAAGATGAAGAGTAGGTGCCTCGTATATTAAAAAAAGGAGTAATGTTTGAATATGAACCGCTACCTACCTTCACCTCAATGCTTTTCGTTGTAGTATCATAACGAAAAGTAAAATTAGTTGGGTCAAAATTACCTGATGAATCAAAAATATCACCAAGCATATCACCAATGCTTCTTGATCCTCTTTCTGCACTTTCTAAATATGTATCTAAATTATGTGAACCTGTCTTTGAAGACAGGAATCTTAACTGTTCACCACGTGGTTGCGTCTCAGCCATTATTCACTCCATCCCATTTTTTTCATAAATCTTATTACGTCACCTTTTGTGACTTTTCTTTTAAATTCACTAAGTGGTTGATCAACCAATCCTTTAAATATAACTGGTATTGTTTCTTTCAAATTTTCTAATTTATTATTTAATGCAGCAACTTCTGCAGTTAATTCTAAAATTTTTTTTGTGTTTGCATCTATAGTTTCTTTGTTTAAAGATTTTACAAAGTCTCTAGTTTTTGCATCTATATTTTTTTCTAACACTTCTGCATTAGCAATTGTTTCAGCCATTATCTTCCTCCCATTTGTTTTGTTAATGGTATTAGATTACCAGCTTCTACTTCACGTTGAACATCTTCATTTGGTTGTACAGAAGCACCACGCATTTTTTCCATCAATGACATTTGTTGAGATGGTGTTGGACCCTGAGCTTGTTGTTCCTTAGAAATACGGAATTGATCTAAGTCAGATATACCCATTGCACGTATTGCTTCTTCAGCAATTTTAGCTGTGTTGTATTCCATATTCAATCCTGTCTCTCCCATAACCTTCAACATGTTCATCCATGTCTCTGCGTTTCTAGTTGGTTCAATAGGTAATGAGCCATCAATAACTAAATAGTCAATATCACCTTGTAAATCTTGTACACTGAAATCAATGTATCCATCGTCCACCATGTCAGCTAATTGAGTAGGCATATTATATGGGTCCATCTTTATAGATCCATCATAAGCTAATGCATCTTGTATATTTGCAATCATCATACGAGCCATTGGTCGTACTGTAGTTGCTGACATTATACGAGCTAATCCACCTAGTCGTTGTGAGCCTAACTGCGTTAGGCGAGCAATCTCTGTAGCTGTACGAACTTCACCAGTAGGCATACCTTGTTGTGCATCTGATGCAGCAGACAGTCTTTGTTTTAATTCTCCTAATTGACCAATATCATTCCAGTGACCTTTAGTTACATCTGGAACTTGTGCTATGAAAACACCATCGCCTGGTTTTGTTCCAGGTAATGTACGAACAATACCATAAGGATTTCTATCTACTAAATCAGGAACTGATACTTGTGTAGGATCAACAAATATTAAATTATTTAATGCTGCCTGTACGTTATCGATACGTGATCTAAGCAACCACGTAGCGATATCATGTAGGGGTAACAATATATCATACAGGCTTTGTCCATAAGTTTTATGTGAATCTTGAAATAATCCACCAAAAGCAAATGGTAACTGTTGACCATAAGGGTTAAGTTGAAATCTTACACATACTTGTTCATCAAGTATAGCAACAACTAAATATATAGTTTCTATTGATGGTATATTTATTTCTGCACCAGATAATTTTATCCATGCTTCATCTACCATCCTTGCATCACCTAATGTAAAAAATGATCCTTGTGTTGTATTACTTTTTTGTAATGACTCTGCTGGATCAATAGATAATCCTCTTCCTTTTTCTTGTTGAAATCTATGTGCGTTCCAAGAATTTTTCATTGGAGATATACTTCTTAATCCAGGATATTTTTTTAGTTTAGGATATAATCCTGATTGTACTAATGCATTGTATGATTGAAAGTCAGAGCATACTATATATTGCATGTTTTCCCAATCACCCCATTGTACACGAGGATCAGGAAACACACGTCTTGGATCGAAGTTAACTATTTTTGATTGATTAAATTTACTATCCCAAACTATTTTTGTTGGTGCAAAACCATAACGTACAGAGTCAAGTAACATTTGTGCCATTCTTGCTTCACCTGCTGTACGTCTCATGTGTTGATGTAAAACTCTTTCTAATACTGCAGCTACTTTTCTTGATTTACGATTTAAACCTTCCAACATAAACATGGGGTTTCTACCAGCTAATGCTGACATTAAATATGTTGTAACTGTGTCAGCTACTGCACGTGTATCTGCTATAACTGCTTTTTCTCTAAATTTTGTTGATGATGGTTTGACATAAACATCATGTGCCATGTCAGCTTCTCTCCAGTGATCATATCTATTTTTGATTTTGTCGTGAGACATATCAACCATAGCTTTCACATATTGTACTATTTTATTTTCTTCTTCGTCATTTAAGTCAGAAGATATATCTTCATAATTTTGTAGTTTATTTATATGTCTAGATAAATCTACAACTACATTAGATTCAGCATCGATTTTGATGTCTCGGTAATTTCCACCGATATAATTATTTGCTACCATAAAACTCCAACAGTATTGTTACACATAGAAGAAAATCTATAAGTATGTCGTCCCTATTCTCCCCATCCTTGCCAATCAGTTTTTCCCATTTCAGACTGTAATGATCCATGAGATGTAATTGGTAACGTCTCTAATTCACCAGCATTAAATGACATACGAGATAGTTTATCTAATGCTATTGTTAATGCATCTATTTGGTCATCATGTGATCCATTAGGGAAACCAACAGATTCTTCTAAAAAGTCATCTAACCAAGTAGCTGTTTTGTTTAAGAATACTCTACCACCTTCTATTAAGTCTGTAATTGCTGCTACACGAGATACCTTATCTACTGATACTTTGTATGGTATAACTGCTAAACCAGATTGATTTTTTAATTCTTGTATGAGTGATTGTCCCGAAGCTTTATCCTCTATATGTATACCTCTCAATCCTTTGCCACGCCATTTTGTATTCATATTTATTAGTTTTCTTTTTAGCTCAGGAAAATCCCATCTACCTCTTTTTATATCTATAATATAGATATCACCTTGATTATCTAATCCAGCTACTACAGCAACAGAATAATCTGCTGTTGTTGTTTTTTTAAATGCTGTGTCACAGGCTATTATTATTGTTGGAAACTTTTCTATATCTATGTCTTCTGTATTATAATATTTCCACCATTCTGTTTTTATCATATTACCACCTTTAATATATGGTGACTGTTGATAGAGTGCAGCAAACTCACGAGGATTTAATTTTTCCATTTTACGCAAGTCAGCCATAGGAAATCTTTCTTCCCACAGAGGATATTCTTTTTTAACCTTCATATATCTTTTATATCTAGATACTTTACTTAGTGGTAAGTGTGCATACTCTGGATTACGTATTTCATCTTTAGATTCTTTTTCTATAATAGCTGGAAAGTTTACATGCTCCCACTCATACCAATCTTCTTGTTTTTGTATTCTTCCACATAAATCATCAGGGTGCCATCTAGTAGCTATACATATAACAGCTGGCTGCTGATCATCTAATGGTTGTAAACGAGTTAATAATGAGGCAACATAATAATCCCATACTTTATTTCTTTGTATTGCTGAGTCTGCATCTTCACGTGATTTGATTGGATCATCAATGATAAGTAAGTTTGCACGTCTACCAGTAGTTGTTCCACCTAAACCAATAGAATAATAAACACCACCTTGAGATGTACCCCAATGATCAACTGCACGAGAGTCAGCTGATAATTCTAAACCACCAAATGCTTGTGATGTATTAGGATCTTTAGCATACTGTCTTACTTGTCTTCCAAAAGTCATAGATAACTCTGAGTTATATGTAACACACATGACTGCACGTTCAGGATTTCTACCCACATAATATACAGGGAAAAGACAAGACGCTAAGAATGATTTACCATGACGTGGTGGCATGTTTATCATTAGTCTTTTAATTTTACCTCGCTCAACTGCATCCAATTTATTTATTAAGTCTATTTGAAAACTAGCTAGATTAAATTTAGGGTGATGAAGTTTTACAAATCCAGCAAATGTTTCTTCAGCATTTCTAAGAGACAATAATCTCTTAGCTGCTTCTTGCTTTGTTATCATGATAATCCTAATTGTTTTTTATAATATTCTAATTTTTTTAATTCCTCTTTTAAATTTTTTCTTTCTTTAGGATCTTTTAACTCTTCTGCCATTATTTTAAATACTCTTTCAATAATTGCACGTTGTCTTTTATCTGGATCAGATATTGTAGACAAATCTAAAGACTGTATAGCTTTGGCAAAAACTTCTGGACTTATTTTTGCAGGTTTAAATTTTTTTTCTATGTTAGTTACTGACATTAAGTGTCTCCTTTACAATACAGACATTTTCATTTCTGCAGAATTTTATGTGAGTACCGAACAGCAACGTGGCACTCGTGCAAGGCGGGTTGGGTACCACGCCCCCCCATGTTTTGCAACCTCGACCTTTACACACAAAAACCTTAGGTTTTTGTTGTAATTGCTAGGTTTTCTGCACTTGGATACAACCTTTTTAAGGTTGTATACAAGGTTTCTGGAAGTTTTCACTCTTGCCTTGCAAGAGGTGAAAATACGGCTTACACACATGAAAACGCTGTCATTACAACACTTATAGTGTTGGGGGTGGTATGTTGTCTACACACACATGAACACACAGAGGCACACGATAAAGGCTGGAAACCCTTAGCTATTTTAGTGATTATACAAAGTATAATCACAAAATAGCTAGGAACTGTCGGAGTGGGAAGATTTTTGCTGTCATTTCACGCATAACACACACCGACACGCTAGGATTTGGCGATTTTTTATAGGTTTTTAACCCTTACAAAGTAAGGGTTTAAAAAACCTTAACCTCAACTGCTGTGATGAAAATTGGAACTTGTTCCAAGCCCGTTTGTGTGGCTTGAAACTTTAGTTTCAAGACGGAAAACAGCAAGGAGATATTATGCACACATCTACAAATGTGACTGTTAATTTTATTAACAGTTCGGGAACTGCAGTTGCGACTGCTTCAAGACCACTTCGTGTCTTGCCAAACGGCAAAGACTTCGGAGTTGTTCGTAAAGGCAAGGTATTGCCTTTCATGGCGACAGGCACTAACGAGGGTAGTGCTGTTGTTGGTGGCGACAGTTTTACTGTCGACCAATGTCGTGCTGTGAAGATGTCCGATCTTGGTCTTCAGACCAAGTCGGAAGTTAAAGCGAGTAAGCCGAAAGCAACTCGCACAGTTGCACAGCAAGAAGCGACAGTAAGTATGCTTACTGCTCGTCTTGCACAGAAGTCTACACCAGTGCTTAAGAAAGCACTTGCGACTGCCGAGAACAACCTTGCTAGACTTAAGTCTAGCGAGGCTGACCAACCTGCGATCGACCTTGCTTCTTTGAGCAAGGCTGACTTGGTTGCTATGCTGACGAAGTTAGCGTAGTTATATTACCTCTAGGGTTGCTGTTGTTAGCAACCCTAGTTAACCTTCACAAGGGAGTTCATATGCGTGCTTACTGTGTGAAAGCAATAGATTCCATGAGATTAACTCATGGATATATCCATGAATATGGTGAGGCTTTCACACAGGCACACAAGCGATGACATGGCAAGGGGGAAGCCGACATAATTCCCCCACAAACACAAGAGAGGTTTTATGATTAGATTTTTATGCGTAATTAAGACAACGGCATCTGCGATTGCATCATTTCTGTCTTACAGGGAGTGGTGGATAAGTGGAGATTTACTACCAGTAGCATTTGGCATGACAATCATGACAATGATTGGTATATACATAACAATTCAGGGTGATCACAATGACATGCAATAAATGTGGAAAACACTACACACCACACAGATTCAAGGGTGATGTTTCTGGTGACCAACTACAAGAGCATTGTTTACAATGTTCACTACAACTCATGCACATAGCAAGAAAATACAACATGAACACCATGTTCACACGCATGAAGATTAAACCAGAATTACCTGAAGGCACACGAAAAGAACGACAACTTGTCATGCAAACACACAAGGATAAGATAAGATACAATGCTTACCTGTTGCGTATGGCTGAGAAACAAATCGAACTTATCTCTTACGAGATAGGTCAATCATGAAAAGGATTCCACTTAACTGTGGGATATTCTAGTTGTTTCGACAGTTCAAGATTTCTATAGAATCTTGTTCACGACTAGCAGGGGAGAAACAACGACTGGCTTGGGTAGTGCCATTGAAGTGCGAGAAATCGTAGGCAGATAAAACTACCCATCACACATAGACACAAGACTTCAAAATCCACTAGATATTTTATACTTTTTCTAAAAGAAAAAGTAAAAATATCTGTGGTATCAAAGTTTCCCTTTCGTAAAGTGACAGTTGTTGTCAACGACAAGGGATATAGGGGTGTGTTAAAACGGTTTACCTAGTGATATCCCACACCCCTAAAATCAACAACAACAATCGGAGTATATCTTATGGACAAAACACATAAGTTTTATCAACGACTTCGTGAAGCATTATCAAAATCGTTTGATGATATGCGACAAGACTTGAGAAAGTTAGCAAACGAGGTTGTTGAGATAGACGTAAATATAGCTACACAAGGTGATGCCTTGAAGGAGATACAAGATAATCCTGCTATGCTTGTAGACAATTACAGTGGTGTAAAGTTTACATGGGCATGGATAAGGGACAGACTACACACAGACGCATTGCTTTATCTTTGTGATATCAAAGGTAAACACGCATCTCCCAACGACAGATTTGAAAACATAATGAACTGCATTGCTTTTCCAATGCGTTCACGAATGAACTCAAAGAGTAGACATGGATACGACTTGGGTGTTCCATCTACACAGAGTAAATACATAGAAAGTTTAAAGTCGGAACTTCTATCGGATAAACCAACGACTACAACAGGAGTAAGTATGAATCCAGAAGAAAGAAGGCGTTCAACACTTGACCTAAATCTTGAGGAACTCATGGCAGTATTTGATACAGTCATGTCACATTGTGTATCCAAAGAGGTAGGTATTTGTGAAGAATCATTTGTTGCAGATGTTATGAAAGCATTTGCCTCAACATATGAAGAAGAAAATAGGCTCGTAGGATTACAAGCATTAGTCAAATCTAAACTTACAGAAGGTAAGATACCTGACTACACAAACGAGATACCTTGTGATCCACAATTTGATGAGTTTGTAAAAGCAATACTACATACACTTGGTGTTGATTATTCTGTTGAACAACCAGAACATCTGGTTGCAACGACTTCGGACACTGATGCAACAACACCTGACATTGGCATAACAAAACAGCAACAAGAAATGGTTGACCAAGTTTTGCAATCCATTGGAGCAAAGACAACCATTGAGGAAATGTTTACTGATACAAAGTTGGCAGCGAAGAGTGTTGTGGAGAAAGACGAGGAGATTGCTGAACTTAAAAGCGAATTGAGTAAAGCACAGCACAAGCAAATGCAGCCAAGTTTTCCAACAGCAATAGTATCGAAAACCTCAGATGCTACCCTTGCTGGAAAAAATAAAACGAAACCAGACGACATTGAATGTGAGATTGTAAAGCAAAGTGCAATGGATATATTCAAAACACCTGATGGTAAGAAAATAAAAGCATTTGATTACGAAGTGCCTGTATTAAAATGGAAGAAACCTAATACAGATGTGCCTGAAATAGATCCTAACTATGTGTTTCGTGGCAATCTATTATCAGATGTATTGTATTGTATCTTACATAATCAAAAAGGTTTTCTATCTGGACATACTGGAACAGGTAAGACAACACTTATTGAACAAGTTTGTGCAAGACTTGGATATCCTTTCAAGCGAGTTAACTTCGATAGTGAGATAACAAGATTAGACTTGGTTGGTAGAGAGGTATTACATAATGAGGGTGGCAACACAGTATCCAAATTCATTGATGGTATTATTCCTCAAGCTGTAAGACAAGCATGTGTGCTGTGCCTGGACGAGATAGATTTTGTTAGACCAGACGTTGCATATGTATTGCAACGAGCATTGGAGAACAAAGGATTTACTGTGCTTGAAGATGGAGATAGATTCATAGAGCCAAACCCATTGTTCAGAATCTTTGCTACTGCAAATACAAAAGGTCAAGGAGATGAAACAGGAAGTTATCAAGGGGCAAGACATCAATCACTTGCTTTCCTAGATAGATTCAATGTGTTTACTCATGTTCCATATCTATCACAAGAACAAGAGAGTGGATTAATTGTTCGTGCTAACCCAACATTAGACAATGAGTTAGCTAAACAGTTGGTTAAGTTTGCACAAGAGGTAAGAGAAGCATTTAGAAATGGAACAATATATATGACAATATCTGTAAGAGGTTTGTTGTCATGTGCAAGTATGATTACATACTTCAAACCCATCTTCGAAAACAATCTCAATTACACACTTTCATTTGCGATTACCAAATCAATATTGAACAGATGTAATCATCAAGATTTTCAGAACATATCTGAAATTGCTCAACGTGTATTCGACACGAAGGGTGGTCAACCACTTAAATTTAAATACGAGGATTAATATATGGTAAAAACTCACGTCTTTGAGCAGTCATGTGTAGCTGCTGCGAAAACTTTTGGAAAGAAGCACGACATCAATGTCGTGTTTCGTGGCACTGATGCAAAGACTGATGGTAGCACGATACAACTACCTGCATTAGACCAAACAAAAGAACTTACTGAACGACAAGTATCTATTGGTAGAGGATATGTTGACCATGAGGCTGGACATATTAGACATACCGAAAGAAAAATATGGGTTAATGCAATCAAACAAGCCATTGATTGTGGAGATACTCAACTACCTGCACTTATGAACGCATTGGAAGATGTTAGAATAGAACGTCTTATCAATGATGAATATGCAGGTAGTAAATACAACCTACAAACAACAGCAAAGGCAGTCAATGATGGGTATTTAAAAATGTATGAGAAAGATAATACTATTGCTGACGACATTGCAAAGGTTGGAGCTGTTGCTGTGACATGGGAAGGTAGGCAACGTCTTGGTTATGATTCAAACAATGACAAGTGTCTTGATACTGTGCCTAAAGAAATACGAGATAAGGTAGAGAACTGGGTTGATATGGTTGATGGTATGCGTGATACCAAAGACATGGTCACTTGTGCAATTAGTATTGCTAACATGATTCGTAAAGAAAGTGGCGAACAAGAACTACCTAAAGAGGTTGTTAACGCTATGATTTCTGGCGAGGATTTAGGTGGCAACGCTAGTGGTTCAGCAAAAGCTTCAGGTAAAGACGGCAAAGATGCTGAAGAACACAGTAAAGATTTTAAGAATCATTCAGGAAAGCATGCTTCTAGTATCAATGCTAGTGGTATGTCAAAAAATCCAATCGATCCAACACTTGATATACAAAAGGAACTAGGTATCAAAGATTGGAAAGGACATTCAGTAGAGTATGATACAAATGTCTTTACTGTTCAAAGCAAAAATTCAGATAAGATTCATCATGCAACAGACAAACCTAATAAGTATGTCAATCATTATGGTGATGATGAAACATATGGATTGACTATGGCACATGGAGATGGCGATAGTAAATACAAGAAAGTATTCAACATGCTTGGTAATACAATGGGTGTTATGAGAAGAAAACTTGAGAGAGCATTGATGAGCCAACAAATGAGAGGTTGGGAAAGTGGACATGAGGTTGGACGACTTGATAGTAAAAGACTTGTGTCTGCATATCAAGGCATACCAAATGTATACAAAATTAAAGAAGATGTTGCTGAACTTGATACTGCTGTGTCTGTTGTTGTCGATCATTCAGGAAGTATGGGTGGAGATAAGATGAGATTAGCAATGCAATCATGTATCGCTTTATGTGAATCAATTTACAAGTGTGGTTGTAGTCTTGAGATAATAGGATTTGCTACAGGTAGTAATTACAACGAAGAAGATAATAAAGCTGTAGACAGGACATATCGTAGAGAGTTTGGAAGAACACAACCAATAGATACATATGTTTACAAATCATTTGATGACCGAATGAATGATTCAAGACGTTCACTTGGCAACATGCTTCGGGTTGCTAGTAATCATGGTAGTTGTAATGCAGATGGTTGTTCAGTGCTTGTTGCTACCGAAAGATTACTTGAAAGACAAGAGAGGAGAAAAGTTATGATTGTGTTATCAGACGGATATCCACAACATCATGGTCACTCAACAGAAACTAGCGATAAGTGGCTACGTAATGTAGTTGCATATGCAGTTAGTAAAGGAATAGATATTATGGGTATTGGTATCAATTCTAATGCAGTTAAAAGATTTTACCCAGACTATGTAGTCGTTAGAGATATTGAAGAACTATCGAAGTCAGTCATGGACAAGTTAGCTAAACGATTACTTGGAGAAAGATTTGTAATTGACAATGCTGATTTAATCAAACCAAACTTGAGAGCAGTTAGATGATTAAAGAGTATAGACATTTTACAATACCTCTTTCTTGGACAGTGGAACATGGCAACATGAATCCTAGATTTTGGAGAGAGGTAATGCTTATTGCAGATGAGTTGCACATAAGCAAAACAAATAAGAAACTAATAGGAGTAATTATATATGTCCTCAAAAGAAAAACTAAATACGATAGTGGTCGTAAAGGAACGACCAATATTTAATTGGAAACATTTTCCTATAGGCACGAGTGCAAAGTTATACAATGGTAGAGTTGTAAAACTTTTATCTGTCATAGGTAATGTTGCTAATTGGGGGTATGGTAAGCAATCAAGAACTGTTGCTTATTCATGCGTTGCTAATGGTTGGGGAAGCACAGAAAAACAAAGTGATGATATAAACCCACAGACTGTGCATTTTCCACGCACAAAAACTACTGATATAAATATGAGAGGTATACCAGTTGGAACTTTATGTGCGACTACATTAGAACAATCTGAATGGTATGAATTTGTTGATGAAATACCAGCAGAAAAAAATGAAGATGAAGATGAGGTTAAGTTAAGGTTTAGACAAGTTAATCCTCATAACAAAGACAACGAGATTGTTGCTGAACAAATTCGCAATCCTAAATCTGTTGATAAAGTGGAAAGTTTTCAAACATTTTCACGTCAAGGTTTTGGATACGGACAAGCATACAAAGAGCAGAGAAGTTATGGCGATTTGTATGTAGAGAATATTATCTTTCCATTGTGGGAAGTTGATAGAAAACTAATAGACAAGGATAGAATTGAACAAGAGGAAACTTTTGAACGATTAGATTCTATGTTTGATTTTGCGTAGGAGGAAACATGGCAGAAGATAAGAAAGACATAGAAGATACTATCGCTGATTCTCAGTTGGATAAACTTATGGGTAATGAAACACCTGAAGAAACTGTAGATGATGGGTGGTCAACACCACAAGACGACTTGTTTAATGATGGACTTGATGGATTCTTATACAATCCAGATGAGGTTGTAGAAGATGATTACCTACCATCATATATGCAGAAACCTGCAAAGAACAAGAAGAAGATTGCACGTCCAAGACCTAAAGTAGATGCACATGAAATGCAGATAAATGAAATTGTTGAAGAAGTATTTGGTAATTTCATTACAAGTTTTGATAGTCGTGCAATAGTTATAAACAAAGGTGACTATTATGGGTTTAGAAAGTGGATACGAGAATGTGTTCAAGACGGAATTGTATTCGACCCAGACATGTCACATTACAGAAAGATAAAGGAGTAAGTTATGTCACCTATAGAAGTGAAAGGCTTTGATACAGAAAAGATAATGAAGAAAATACAAGAGCAACAATTAAGCACTGATGAGGTATTAAGAAGTGGTATGGATACCTTTAAGAATTGGTTGAAAGCACATGGTATTTTAAAATTTAACGTAAGCTATAATGGGTATGGTGATGATGGAGAGATTAATGATGTTGATATTATCTTTTCGAAAGATGGTAAAGACAAATCACATTATCCACCAGACTACTTAAAATTTGTTTCTCATAGTAGTTATGATGAGAGTGATCCTAGATATATTGCTCCACATTGGGAAGACGCAAAGAATTCTATGGCTGAATGTAATGAATTTCACAAGTCTTATGAAGAAATACTTAAAGATATTTGTTATGAAATGTTGTCGTTATCTTTTGGTGGTTGGGAAATCAATGATGGTAGTTCAGGTAGATTTAGTTGGAACTCTGAAGGCAAATATATAGAGGCAGTTCATGATTGGAACGTGACAACAACTGAATCTGATAGTGCTAGTTATTAACATGGCACACCCAATTGAACATGCAAAATCTAGTGCTAAAAAATATGGTGGAAAGGCAGAAGATTATCTGCCTTTACACAAATGGTTTGATGAAAGTAAATCTATGGTTGCTGACTTTAGGCACAGAAGTTTACGACATCATAGTGAGGGTATATTCCTGCTTGAAAAAGAATTTGGAACTACTATTACAAACTCAGACGGAAAAGAAATACCTACCAGATACATTGGAGAACAACATGTGTTCGAAGATTTAGGTAGGATACCAAGTTTTAAAGACTACACAAACAATATGTTTATTCCAGATTGGTTGCGTAGAGGTAATAAATTATCACATCAAATACAAGGGGGTAATGATGGTAAAACTAATGACCAAGATTCTGGTGTTCTTAAGACTACGAAAGTATTCTGAAAAGAAAACAGATTACATATGGTTGCACATAAACAAACTAACTGATGAGAGTTAATTATGAATATATTTTTCTTGGACAAAGATCCTTTACGTGCTTCATCTTTCTATGGAGATAAGCATGTAGGTAAACTAATTGTTGAAGTAGCACAGATGTGTTCGACAGCATTACATAGACATGGACTACATGAACAAGCTCCATACAAACCAGCATACGAGAAACACCCAATGACTATATGGGTTGGAGATTCTGTATCAAACTTTGAGTGGGCAGTATCTCATGGCATGGGTTTATCTAATCAATGGCACAGCAGATTCGGAACAGCACACAAAGGTATTGACGCATTGTGTGAGATATCAGTTGTTGCATTGTCAGATAAAATTGTAAATTCTTTTCCACAATTTGATTTTACAACACCACCACAATGTATGCCAGATGAATACAAACAAGACGGTGGAACTCTTGATGATACTATCATGGGTTATAAACGATACTACACTTATGCAAAAACAAACATGCACAAGTGGACAAACATTAACAAACCTAAATTTATAGAGGAGGTATACAATGCCTAAAAGTAAAGTGAATAAAGCATTACAAGTATTGATAGATGAGGGTTATCTATCAGTAAGTAAAGCAAAGAAGATTGTGTTGTCTTACGAAGAAACGCAAATGAGTTTTATCCCAAAGAAATCTTTGGATTCGAAGCCAGAGGCTTCGATATCCAAACCAAGTAAGACGAAACCAAAACAAGAAGCATACAAGAAATCTACCATTGATCCAGACACTAGGAGTTGGTTAGCAAATGAAAGTCAGAAACCTTTCAATGCTGTGACAGACATGGTGTTGTTTAATCTGTGGCAGAAGAAAGGTGTATTGAAACGAACAGCTAAATCTATTCATCACTTGTTGAAGAAAGACAACAAGGATATAGACATGTTGGAAGTGATGGCTGAGATATACAAGTCAAGCAACAGCAACATGGTTGAAAGAGAGAAGCAAGAAGTTGATGGACGCAAGGGTGTGTTTGTCTACAAACTAACAGACAAAGGTTTAAATTATGTTAGGAGTATCATATGAAGAAAGCTAAAATTAAAAGTAATTCACAAGAAATTAGTGAGCAATTAAGCGATAGGATACGCAAGAAGACTGTTGACTTGTTAAGAGTTGGAACATCTAGACTTGCAAAGAAGGAAGGGTTTCAACCTTCTCAAGTATTCTGCATGAGTATTATTCAAATGTTTGAGATGACACGTATGGTTGATGAAGATTTATCCATAGAATTATTTGGAAATATTATTCACAACCTACACAAGAGAGGTGTGTTGTTTAAAAGATTAGATATATCTAAAGATATAACCGATATGTTAAGACATGATAAAGATGATCACGTATGTAAGAGTTGTGAATCAGAATTATTTGAAGAAGTAATAAGCGAAACAAAGCATTGACATAATATTTCTATCCCTGTATGTGTATTGTATAACATACAGGGGTAAACATGAATCAATTTAATGATGCTGTAAAGCATTACATCAACGAGGATATGAGTGATACAGATAAGATACTCATACGCAGACAATCAAAACATCTAGGAAAGAAAGACTTGGATTCTATAAACTCTTTGGACATCAAGAGATATGTTAACAGAATACACAAGCACAACAAATCATCTACAATCAAACGAGATTTAAACATCATCAAAGCAGTATTGAATCACGCATGTGATCTTGGCTTGATGATTAAAGTTCCCAAAATAATCATGCCTAAAGTAGATGACGCAAGAGATAGGCACTTACTCCCCCATGAAAAGAAACAATACTTAAACGAATTACAAGGTGATGAGATAGGAATACTATCGTTCATATTGTATACTGGTTGTCGTTCTGGAGAGGCACGACAACTTAAAGCACACAACTTATTTCACGACCACTTCATTATAGAAACCTCATACAAAGGTAGGTATGGAAGAAAAAACAAACGAGTGGTCAACATACCTACAAAACTCCAATCAATATTATCAACAGTAAAGCTAAACAAATCTGGATATGTGTTTGTTCATAGAGATAAATCATCACATAGATATTTAGGCAAACCTTTTTCAGCCAAGTGGCTACGAGATCACAACAAACGAGTATGTAATATACTTGGTATAAAAGACTATACTGTTCACGACCATAGACATACATACGGAACTGAACTTAAACGTCTTGGCGTTGGGGAAACTACGATAGCTGACCTGATGGGACACAGCAATCTTGACATGGTGAGAAGGTATACGAAGTTAAGCCGTAAGGATCACCAAGTTATTGTAGATAAATTAAGTTGATTGCCGTTAACGACAACTCGACTTTACTTTTTCTTAAACATACCTATCGCACCTGCTCCCGCCTTGATGCCAAAGCTGGCAGATATCGCAATGTACAACAAATTATGGTAATATGACGGCAAATCTTGGAGTGCAATAAAGCCTTTATGTATATGTTCTTGGAAAGGCGTGAAGACTAAAACGGCTGGAAGAAGTAGCACAATTAAACTCACTTCGTCTTTCCACGATCCCTTCATCTGATCAACGGCACTCTGTTCCCAAGCTACCTTACCCTTGATCTGATCTTCCATCAGTTTTGTTTCAGCTTTAATCTTTGTAATCTTTTGTTCAGCCTTTGCTTTCTTAGTTGCTACGAATCCTTTGACTCCATCAGCAACGACACCTAAGAGAGGCTTTGCTAGTAATTGCCACATTATCCTATATCCTTATAAAAGAGGTGATGCCCAATTGTACATGTAGGTTCCCTACCCACTGCCCACTTAGGATCTACTGCTTCAGTGTGATAGTGTGTTGCTCCGTCTGTTGGATCATCCACACCATCATTTAAAACTAATTCTGCTATTTCAATAAAAGGTGCTAATTCATCATCAGTTAGATTAGCTATCTTCTCTGCGTTAGGATCGTTAGCATTCCAACAAGAAAATTGCCACTTCTTTAAACACACACCAGCTACAGTCTTACCCCACCAGCATGGTTTCTCTGCACGATTACGTATAACCCATGCAACACCAACCTTACCTTCTTCAGATTCACCACGTGCTTCACCCCACATAGTCTTAGCCATGATTTTTATATCGTCACCTCTATCTTCTGCAAATTGAAAAGTCATTAATAACCTTTCTTCTTACCTTTTGGTTTACTCATAACCATTTTATTACCAGACTTCTTAGCTGCTTTTTTAGCTGCTTTCATTCCTGCTTTTGTGTATGAGTATTTTTTTCCACCAACATTCGGCATGTTAACCTCCTAATAAATTGTTTGTTTTAAGGCACTTTAGTACATCTCTTACGTTGCTTTCGTCCCATACACCCTCTTTACCTCTGTATTTTTTAAACCTACGAAAGCCTTTAGACTGCCATATTTCAGCTTGATGACGCCTGGATATACCTGGTGTTATAAACGGCTTAAGACGACAGCAATACTTAATCCATGCTTGTCTTTGATATTCGTTTAGTTTTAACATTTCATCACGGGTTCCATAGACACGCTTACCCTCAGCTTTAGCTTTGGCATGTCCACGTTTAATAAGTTCACTAAGATTACCACGCCATTCAAATGAATGTATAATGCTATGGTGATGTTGACATAGGGTTAATAAGTTATCTTCACTATCTTCTCCACCATAAACCTTCGGTTTAAGGTGGTGGTAAATTAAATTCTCCCGTGTGCCACATGCTACACAGAAGTCTAATTTCATTTTATACCTCTTTCTTTTAAGTATGATTCATACAGGAGAAGCCAATCATCTAACCTCATAACGACAAGTGACTCACCTGTTTTCATCTGGTTACGTCTATTCATAACAGCAACCAATTCTTCGTCTTTCTTTGCAACCTCAGCTTGCTTTAGTGCAGCATAAATTTGAAACTTCTCTGTGCGTTTACACTCAACATGTAGATGTGGTGTACCCATCAAGTCTGCACGTAAGTTTTGTATCGCACCACTCATAGGTGTGCGAGAAGCATCAATGTTTATCTTTTCTTTCATGTAGTTTGCTACTTCTCTTTCGTAGCCACTACCTTTACGCTTCGGTGCTTTTCCACTCATTTAATACCTTACAAACTAACTTATGTTTCTCATGGATTTTTAATAACTCCTGTCTAAAATCTTCAGGATCTATTGTGATGTATTCTTTTGAGGCAACAGGTGCCACTCGTTTTATTCTCAGAGAAACGACATCTCTATTCTCAGTAGCCTCATCCACTTTATAGAGTATGCAGAATGCTGGGATACCTGCTTTCAATGCCAACAATCTTGTTGTCCAGAATGCTTTGAATGTTTGCCCAGTATCATAAGCATTCTCTGTTAATGCTAATGGTTCATAGCAGTGTTCACAGATTTCACACCCATCTATATCTATTTGCCTTATACCTTTTTGTTTCCTATGCCACTCTGAGAATGGATCGCCTGTCTCGAAATATGTATATTTTGCCACGTCTTACCTCCCGAATGATGTAACGGCTTGTAACGATTTGTCCTTTGTGTCTACCATTATACCCAACCATCATGATCATTATCCATATCATTCCTTTCACGGCACACATCGCAGAAGTATTGATTCTTTGGTCGAGACTCCGTAGACTTGCAACCCATACAGGGTCGACTCCACATCTTTAAATCGTGATCTCTACGTTTCTCGTACTTAGCTCCATCAAAATGTATAATGTCATTTCGGTGTAAAATTCTTTTTGCAGTGTCGATGCAACAGTTGAAATAAACTGATACCTCTTTCACAGTTATGGTGGATGCATTCTGACGTAGCCAAGCCAAATCCTGATTCGTAACAGGTACTCGCTTTGGCATATGTCCTATAGTTGTGTTTCATACAATACCTACATATAGTATTTGTACTGTAAGTTATACACAAAATGTAGGGGGGTTGACAAGTCTAAAATTCTTGATAGAATGCTTGCTTCTATGAAGCCAAGCCAATCTTCGATTGTCTTGGAGAATAAAGCTAGCGAAGGCGAAGCCGTAGCGTAGTCATTCTATCACCTTAACAGATTCAACTTTTAAATATTCTACTTTCTTTATCCAGCTAGAGGGTATGGCAGTATACCTACCACCTTCAGGAGAATCAGCATGATCACCAAAGCTAGACATAAGTATAATCTTTTCCTTAGTTTTGACAACAAGCCATCCAATATCCACAACAGTAGAAAGCTTATGACTAATAATATCATCAAAGGAAACCCAACCAGTATCACCATCAGTTGCATCAACCCACGTAACTTTGACAATAGGATATTTATCAATGCTAACTTTCATCTAATCCAAGCCATCTCTTAATTGTACGAGTTGGTATCATTAATAATTTTGCTATATCTACAGGTGATTCTCCAGATAAACTCAACTTTAAAACCTTTTGTTTAGGTGAAGATTCTGAGATAATATACTGTTGTCCACTAGATAATCTTTCTGCAAAACCAATTGCAACAGTAGCATGGTTGTCAGTATGATCCCTAAGTTTTCCATAAGACATTTCTATAGATAAACCTAGCCTGCTGTCTGCCTCTAATAACTGATTTAATGACATAATTTTGGCAGGATCGTGCTTTGCAGCCTTAATTCTAGCCATTTCTTTATCATCTACAATAGGAGTAATCCTTAGTTGTTGATCAACGACAGTTAATTGGTTGGTTGATCCAGCCTCTCTACCTAGCCCGTCTTGTGTTGGTTTGTTAGCATGATGTAACATGATGACTGACGATCCGTTGTTACGGATCTTCAAACATATACTATTTATTCTTGCCCATTGTTCTGCGTTGTTCTCCATCAAACCAGGAAAGGCTGTACGCACAGTATCAATAACTACAACGTCTGGTTTCAATTCATTTAACCAACCCTGAAGAATCTCAACACCCTCATCAGTTTGTAAATTCATATCACCACCATCTTCAGATTTAATTAAAGCTGATGACCAATACATCATGTTTACATCTGGATCTCCATAAGACTTGTTCATGATATCTAATCTGTCAGTAACAGTTGATGCACCATTTTCAAAATCCATATATAAAACTCTCATTGGTGCATTGATTTCAAATGGTCCAAAGTTTTTACCTAAAGATAAATGCCACATTGTTGTTAAAGTTATAAAAGATTTACCATGTCCAGAATAACCATACACTTGTATGATAGATGCTGGTCGTAAGAAAGGATCAACTAGATATCTTTGATTAGAAGTTTTTTCTTTTAATGATTCTATATCACTTGCATATATAGGTTTGAATTTTTTATTAACTCTTGCTCCATCAGAATCATAAAGATGTGGATGTTCACGCTTGTGCATTTCTTCTGCACTACCAACTGTTCTTTCAAACTCTTCATTATCTAAACTATGTGTAAAAAATGTGTCACAAAATTTATTACACAGTTCTCTAAGTTGTCTACCTATAATTCCTTTGTTAACTTTTTCTCCTGCATATCTAATCAATGCATCATTACGTCCATCACCTTCACCTAACTTACCATTCTTCTTAACTAAGTTTTCAAATCTTTCCCATGTAGGTAAATAATCTTCTGGAGATTTGACTTGAATGTTAGATAAATCAAGGTTTTCCCACGAAAAATCAACGTCAACTAAGTCACCTTCACCAACCCAAATAGGCATATCTTCCCAGTCAATGATAAAAGGTTCCCATCTTTTTCCATGACTTGGAGGTGCTAATACATAACCACCATCACCACGTAAGTCTAAATTATTAACACCAAATAAATTAGTTGCATTCTTTTTTTTGTAACCAGTACCTGGATGTTTGAAGTAATGATGATAACCTCTTTTTGTTTTTACAGAGAATGGTGATATTAAATTATTTGCTTTACAAAATCTATTGGCATCCTCACTATCAGCATCAACAACAATTAAGTTTGATATACTTCCTGTTACTATAGCAACCTGTGCATCAGGAAATTGTTTAAACCAATTTTCTATTTCATCTTCTGTTGCATGTCTTGTTTGATATTCTTTCCATTTTATTAATGGTAATTTTTTACTAGGATGGATCGGTATAACCGACCATCCTCTCTCTAGATATTCTAGTGCTTCATTTGTAATCTCTGTGTTAGTTGCTAGTTTCAAAGTATTCATCTATGTTCACCTTAAAGTTTTTTTTAATTAATGATAAAGTTTTTGTGGACATTTTTTCTCTATTTATCCAGCCGTATGGTGCAGTTCTATGCTTACCTATTTTCTTTGCTACCTCTGTAGCTCCACCTAAATCGTTGATTAGTTTTGATATATTAAATTTCATATACCTCCTTTTTTTTTATATATACTTATTGACAACCTGTCGTCAATACAATACACATAAATTATTGTTGATTGGCTAACAGAGGTTATCCATCATAATATTAACTTAAGGAGAAACATGGAAGAATACGATCCATTTAAAGTGGTCATCAATAAAGATGGTACTACTACAGACAAAAACGTATCAACTCCAGAACAGCAAAGTTTTGATGAACTGTGTTCACAATACGAAAACCTTCAAAGTCAAATTGAGAAATTAGATTTCAAGAAGCAAACTGTATTTGAACAAATAGTTAAAGCATTGCCTGATACTGCAGGTGTACATACGAAAAAGTCTAATAACTTTGAGGTAACTTTAAAACGTAGAGAGAACTGGATTTGGGATAGTCCTAAATTACAGTCTATTTATGGTGCAAGTATGCCACATTTCGTGAATCAAAATCTTAGTGTTCATCGTAAGAATTATAAAAATCTTACAACAGGTGAACAAAAAGAATTAGATGATGCACTAACAATTAAACATGTAAAACCTGTAATAGAGGTAAGGAGCTTGAATGACGTTTAAACCTATGACTACATCATCTGTTGATAATGCAGGTGTACAGAAGACACTACTGTATGGACATCATGGTTGGGGTAAGACTACCCAAGCAATACATATGCAGAAGTATTATGGTAAAGGTTTCATTATCAGTGGTGAGAGTGGACTGCGTTCAGTTATGAATGCAGACATTGATTACTTACCATTCAAATCATGGGATGGTGAGAATAAACCTGAAGAAAATCTATATTCTTTTAGAGGCATATGTAAAATTATGGATACTAAAGAATTTAAGGATCAGAAATATAAGTGGATTATGTTAGATAGTTTAACAGAATTATCTGACAGACTTATAAATCACCTTGAACATGAATACAGAGATAGCAGGAATAAACTTGCTATGTGGGGAGATAATCAAAGACTTATGCTTGGTAGTATTAAGTGGATAAGAGATCTTCCTTACAATGTATTAGTCACAGCACTAGCAAAAGAAGAACAGAATGATAAT